TGAAAATGCTGTTGAAGTTCATGAAAGGGAGGAAATTATTTCCCAAGAACCGGTCATTGATAAAACCGTCGCCGGCAATATTTCTGAGCCACCACCTATGTCGGCAAAACAACTTGCCGAAGAAGCCGAAACACTTTCGAAAATTAAAGCAGCCTCTTTGGCATCTACATCATCCGAAGCATCTGAAGCATCTGGTGTAAGTTTTAACATGGATAATAACCAGGTAATACCGATTGAAAATATATCCAGTGAATCTCGTCACGATGACAATGACGATGATGATGATGATGATTATGATGACGACGAGGACGATGATGATGACAGTGTTAAGTTAAATATAGGCGATAATGTTGAGTTAAGCGTTGACCCATTCCCTAGCGATGATGAAGACAATGACAGTAATATTGATTTAAAAATAGAAGAAATCCCGCTTATTGATGACTTTTAAAATTAAAATAAAGTATTTAGAAATTGTTATTCGTAAAAACCTGTAATAGATTATTCCCTTATAAAATAAATGGACAACTTGTATGTTTCTGCCGGAATTGTTGCATGTATCTTTCTTTTAGCAAAATTCATAGAAATAAGGTTTATTTCAAAACCAAGTGAAGATGAAACCCCTGACCCAAAACCGATGAAGAATGCTCTACGAGATGCCGCTATCGTATTTGTTTGTTATATTTTGGGTCATTTTATTGTTACTCAATTCAATGAGTCTCCTGTTATTTTAGGTTCTAAGCCAGATGTGTTTACAGGTGCACCCGGATTTTAATCACATAAAGTGAGCCATAAAGTGATCCATATAGTTGATAATATATAAGTAATCGTAAATATTATAATTACTTATATTTGTAAATTAATTACTCCATATAGCACGGCATTTTATCGATATTTAGTATTCTGTGCGTTGATTTAACCTTTTTCTTAGGAAACTCATACTCGGCAAAAATCGGCTTCGACAACTGTGCATGTGGTGTATGGTTATGTACACTTCTCGCAATCATCTTATATAATTTAAAATCCGGATAACGCTCCTCACCATTCGCCTTATATAAAATATTCCTATTCTGATCATCAGTAACCCACTCCACTATCAACTTGGACAAAGGCTCCTTTTTACATATCGCAGCAACATTACTTATATCATCAATAAAATAATCAAAAATAGAACATCCAAGTCGACACAAATCAAAACTATAATTCGGTTCTAAACGAGGTTTCTTATCGTTAAAAAAGGGTTCGCAGTTATATTGCGTTGCGGCATCGCCGTTCATACTAAAACTGTCGCTACATATGATTTTTGATTTATATTTATAAATAGCGCGACCAAAATCAATAATCTTAAAAGCGCGATTATATGTGGGTACACGATAATATTTCTTATTGTAATGATAGTATATGTATTCTTTTTGAGTATATACGTACATGACGTTATTTGTATGTAGGTCATTGTGAGTAAATCCAAACAACTTTTGATATGTAATAAGTGTCATAATAATCTGCATAAGTGCCGACCTCCATTCATTTTCGGTCATTTCTTTTTCTTGCATCATTAAAGAGTCGAGCGTGTTATCGCATTTCTCTAGCATAATCGCCGAGACCGGAAAATTCTTAATTGTTGCCCATAGCGTTTCATCGTCTTCATACTCATCGTCGTCGTCGTCGTCATCATACTCATCATCTTCCTGACCACTACTGCTTTCCTGGTCTTGGTCATTTTTTCCTTCACATTCGCCTCCACTTTCACCTTCACTACAAGATGCACGAGAAATATTTTTTGAGTTTTTTTTGTTATCTTTGTTATTTTTGCTATCTTTGTTATTTTTGCCATCATTACTGGTATTTTTTGTTTCATCTAGACATATAATATCATCGATATCACAATCACTACCTGAACCACCACCGCCACCAACACCACCATCTGTTTGACTATCACTTGTATAAGATGAACGCGAAGAACAGGAACCCGATGTGAAGGAATTATTGCCATCACTATCGCTATCGCTATCGCTATCATTGCCAAAATGAGAATCCTTGTTTAATACAATACCATCTACTTCTTCGATTATGTTTGCATTATCTGCTACTACATCATCTAATTTTGTTGTTAATAAAACATCGTCGCTCGATACATTTGAGTGTTCGGATTCTTTATTATCAGAAGAAACATTAAATATAGAACTTAACTCATTGTTAACTTTATCGAAATCTTCATGAACAACTATAGTTGACTCCTCTATACTGTCATTTTTTTCAATTGTAATTTTTTCTTTCTTGTTTCTTGTATTTTTTTGGTGTTTATGTGCGTAGTTTGAATGAGTACTGTCATCGTCATTATTAACAGTTTCATTATCATCAGAAAATTCAATATCTTCAACCTCAAAAAGAATATTTTTATTTTTATTAAAATAAGCATTTTTATCCAAACATTCTATATCGTCAATTACATTATAATAAAAATCTTTTTTAATAGCATTGAACGACCCATAGAAGTTAAGACCGTGAATAAAGTCATGACAGTTTAAAACTTGACTCGACAAGTATGAAAAAAAAGCATCAACATATGCTGCATTATTTTTATCATTTGCTTTTAACAATCCTTTTTTTTCAAGTTTTGATAGTACGGGAATATCCAAAATATCGCCATTTACATTTAAACTTTCATATTTTCCCAACATGTATTTCACCGGATCAATCAATGGAGAAAATTTAATAAAAATGGGTTTATGAAGAATTGTTAAAGATTCTGATGTGCTTTTAAAAGCATCTACGACAGCGGCTTGTATATTATTTTTATCAACAACTCCGGATAAAGCGGATACATAAAAACGCTGATTCAAATTTATAGAGTTATAGTTTGTTTCATTTAAATTAAAATAACTTTCGTAAATAGGCATATAATTTTTGCTATTTACTATACCAAGTTCGGATTCTTCTAAAGAAGTAAAAAAATCACGGTTATTAAGTTTTCTATAGTTTAAAGAAAACGTACTTTCTCCAAAAATAGGCTGGTCGTCGCAAATTTCCATCGTCAGTTACTTAATTATTTAAATACATATTTTTATTCCTTTTTAAACTAATAAAAATAGTAGAGTAACAAAAACACTAAATAGTAAAAACACTAAATAATAAATATGCTTTTTAAAATTATATGCGTTTGTAAAATATATATTTTTTAATATATAGTATAAATAAGTAAATATATATAAATTATACAACAATGAGCGTAGGTTTAGAATTAGCAAAATTTGATATGCGTTCAATTAGTTTTAGACCCGATGAAAATAAAGGTCCTGTTATTGTTCTTATCGGACGACGTGATACCGGTAAAAGTTTTTTAGTAAAAGACTTAATGTATTATCATCAAGATATTCCTATTGGTACTGTTATATCCGGGACAGAGGCAGGAAACGGTTTTTTTGGAGAACATGTTCCTAAATTATTTATTCATGATGCTTATAATACAGCAATTATTGAAAATATTTTAAAACGACAAAAAGCCGTATTAAAACAGATGAAAAAAGAGATAGAATCATATAAAAGAAGCACAATCGACCCGCGAACATTTGTGGTATTAGATGACTGTCTTTTTGATAATAAGTGGACGAAAGATGTTATGATGCGTTTACTTTTTATGAATGGACGTCACTGGAAAGTCATGTTGGTAATTACGATGCAGTATCCTCTGGGTATTCCCCCTAATTTGCGAACTAATATTGATTATGTTTTTATTTTACGCGAGCCATATATTGGGAATCGTAAAAGAATTTATGAGAACTATGCCGGTATGTTTCCAACATTTGAAAGTTTTTGTCAAGTTATGGACCAGTGTACCGAAAACTACGAATGTTTGGTAATTAATAATAATGCAAAATCAAATAAATTACATGACCAGATATTTTGGTATAAGGCACAAACGCACGGTCCGTTTAAATTGGGTGCAAAAGAATTCTGGGAAATGTCGAAAGATATTCATTCAGATGATGAAGAAGAACAATATGACCCATCAAATATTAAACGTAAAGGTCAAGGTCCGAAAATCAAGGTAAGTAAAAATAAATGGTAAAATGGTAAAATGGTAAAATGGTAAAATGGTAAAATGGTAAAATGGTAAAAAATTTAAAATATTGAAAACATAGTATTTACTATTTTATCTGAAACTTTCTTTAACTGTTTATTCGAGTTACTCAATTCACTTTTTTCACTATAGGTCACACATAGTACCGTACATGGTATACTAAAATAATTTGAAAGCAAAAATGTTATATAAATACTTTCTGGACCTGTCAATATTTTATTAACATTATTTGCTTGAGATGTGCTAGATGTATTCGACATTATTAAGTCATTTAAATTTTTATTATTATAATTATTATAATTATTTATGGTAATGGTATCATTAACTAGATACTTAGTTTTTCTATACATGGTAGTTCCTTCAATATAGTTTGGAAATTCGGCATTATATTTATAATTTTTAAAATCATTATGTATAACAGCCGATGATATTTGAAAAATATTTTCAGTGTTCAAATAGTTGCTATATATAATAGATAAGTCTACAATACACGATGGTTTAAGTTCACTAATAACTTTTTTTACTTTTTCTATCATAGATTTCTTATTCCTGTATTTATTAAAACTACCTCTTGTCAAAAAATAATAATTATCATCATATGCATATATAACACCATTTAACAATTTTATTTTTACATAATATTCTTTTAGTACACCAAATGCAAACCTAATATTATTTTCAATATTTATATTATCTACTATTATAAAAGCATTCTTAATTTTCAATGACAAGTTGATACTATCAAATCTTTTGAAAAAAGGTGTTTC